AGCAGGATGTCCTCGCCCGTGTACAGGTCGGCGGTGGACACTCGCACCCGGACCGTGATCGGGATCCCGCCGTACAGGTCACCGTACGCGGCTAGCCCAGCCTCGAGTCCGGTCGGGTTGGCGATCAGCATGTCGATCGCCGGTGTCTCCGCGATCGCGAAGGCACGCGGCTCGAAGTGCAATGTCACCGGGGACACCGGCTGGAGCTCGTCCTCAAGTTGCGCGGCCATGGCATCCATGACCTGAGCGATGGTCGCCATCTAGGCGATGCCCCATTGCTCCTTGAGTGGAGAGAGCCGCTGCGCGTACCGCTCCCAGGAGTACCGGCCGAACGACGACGGGACAGCCTCATCGACAACGCCGAGGATCCCCGGCGCGGACTCGCGGTGCCGCCAAAGGTCAGCGGCACGATCGATGCAGACTCCCTTGCAAAGTTCCAGCCCCTGGGTTGTGAGCGCTGGGCCTGCCGGCGAATGGTCGATCTCCGCGTTGATCTCGATCGTCGCCGTGTCCAGGTCTCCCTGCGCGGCGAGCGTCTGATCCGCCGTCGGAGTCTTGATCTTGAGGATGCGGAACAGGTCGGCGGTTGTCGCATAGGACGTGACGCCGACAGGTGTGCCGCTGGTGAAGAGTTGGCTCGCCTGCGACGTGAACTCGTCCTGGTTCAGCCACAACGACGCCTCGAATACTGCGTCCAGCGTGCGCGTCGCCACCATCTCCAGCAGCTGCTCGACCCCGGTAGCGGTGAACGGCGTCCCTGCATCCTCAAAGAAGACGCCGCCGCTGAAGTAGTCGAGGTAGAGCCTGTACTGGACTCCGACGGTCAGGGTGGCCGTGAACGAGATCGAGCGCGATCCGTCATAGGACCATGTCCCCGCATGACCACCGCTGCCGGCGGACGGAGTCGCGTACACGAAATTCTCCGCAGAGAGGAACGTGCTGTCGGTGATGTCCCTAACGTCGCCGCCGAATACGTTGCCTGCGACCAGACCTGCCAGCGGGGTGACCGTCCGCACCATCGGTGACCCGTTGCCGCTGAAGTCGTCGATGTGCTGCGAGTTCGCGTCGGTGACGATCAGTTGGTAGTCGTGCCCGACGACCGTGTCCACGGTTGCCGAGATCGACGTGGATCCCGCGTAGGCCCAGACGACAGCCATCTACGTCTTCTTCTTCGCCTTCGGATTGGGCTTGGCCTTGACCGCCTGCGGAGCGCCGAGTCCGGCGAGGTTGTCAGTCGTAGTCGACTTCGTGATCTCGCCTGTCGGGTTGTAGTGTCCCATCGCCCGACGCTCCGTGTACGGCGTCATCTCTAGTTGTCCGGGGTCGGCATCTGGGCGAACGAGTTGCCGGCAGGCAACTGCTCCGCGATCTGCGCCGGGACGTTGCCGCCGCTACCCGTGCTCGCGTCTCCGGGCATCTCCACGTCGGGCGATACGACATCGCCGGGAGCGGGTGACGCGTTGGTGCCGTAGTTGCCGCCGTCGGTGGGCATCTCCTGCCCCGATGGGTTGTACGGCTCCGGTCCTGCGGGCATGCCTCCCGTGTTCTCCTGAGTCCCCGACTCCATCCCTGACATCTCACTCATGCTCTCTCCTTTCGGAAGCGGGAGGATCCAGCCCCCTGGTGGCCGGACCCTCCCTTTCCCCTCTACGCCTCGTACCTTACGAGGCGGTCGTTACGAGTGCGAAGGCACCGTCGTCGACGACATCGGCCTCGAACGCTCCGATGAGTCCGACCTCGACTCCACCGATCGCCGGTTCGACGACGCGGAGCTCGACCGGAGCCCCTGCCGTCTCTGCGACGAGCAGTCCCGCCGAGTCACCGACGATGATCGTGCCGCTGTCGAGTCCGCGCGAGATCACAAGGTTCATCGGGCCGATGTTCTGGCCGTTGACGCTCATGAACTGCGTGAATGCGCTGGTCGTGAGCCCCAGGAAGTAGCCGAAACGGTCCGGGGCGAGGTAGACCGTGTCTGCGACACGGCCGCTGTTGGCGAACACAGCGGCGTAACCGGCACCGATGCCCGTCATGTGCTGGGCGTAGGTGTCGGTTGCACCGACCTGGGTCGAGATGTGATGCGAGTACGCGGAGTCGGTGACCGCCTTGGCGGCGTCCTGCTCCGTCTTCAGCGCGTAGTCGGCTGCAGCGAGGTCGAACCACAGGGACAACGCGTCCGGCGTCGTCCAGTTGATCGCCTGCCACGACAGGTCGCCGCCGCCGAGGTACGTCGAGGCGGTCTGCGTGACCAAGTCGACGACCATGCCGGTGTTGCCAGCCTCGGTCTTCTGCGATGCCTGCACCGAAACGACCGGGCGGGTGGTGACCTTCGGGTAGGTGAGCGTGCCCCGCATCAGCGAGGTCCGCATGCCCGAATTGACCAGATTCCGGTTCTTGTTGATGATCTGGAAGATCTGGTCGAGGTACTGCGGCGTCTGCAGACCGGCGACGTTGCTGGAGAGCGTGTTCGCCGGAACCCTCTGCAGCAACTGCAACCGCTCGCGGGCCTTCAGGACGACATCGTTGCCGCCCGCCAGCTGGGCGATCTTGTCGCATTGGGTCGTGCCGCGCGTCAGGATCATGTCGAGCGCGTACGACGAGAAGTCGCGGTACATGATCCCGTCGCCGTCGATCTCGACGCCCTCCGTCTCGCCCGCCATCAGACGGCGCAGCTTGGCCGCGTTGGCGATGGCGTTGCGGGTGGACTCGATGTCGTTGGAGAGCGTCGTGGTCTCCGCGTCGATCGTGGTGACGCGCTCGCGGTACATCAGGACATGCTCCTGCTCCGTCTCGGTGAGAACCTTCTCGTCACGGGAGTTGATCGACGCGTTCAGCGCCTCCCACTTCTCCGTGATGATCTGGCGCTCGTCGAGGAGCGTCGCCAGCCGGGTCTCCGACTGAGTCGTTTCGCTCATCGTTTTACACCTCCGAACTGGTTGACATGGACTCCTGCTGGCGGGTGTCGATGTCAGGGGTGCCGGTCAGTGCCGGGGTGCCTGTTGGCTCGAGGTGCGCCCTGTGTGTTGAGCGGTTCAAGAGTAGAGGATCAGGTGGATGAACTGGTCGAGTTGAACGCGTCGAGGATCTTCTTCAGCTTGATCTCGGCTGCGTCGCGTTGCGCTGCCGTCGCGTCGTTCGGAAATCCTTGGCCGATTCGAGAGAGCGCAGCCCGGACGCCTCCGACGTTGATCTCGCCGGTTGGCTCCTTGTACGGGAGATGGCAGTTGTCCTTCGTCTTCGGACTGCCGGACGGGTTCAGGTCGATCGCGGCGGCGGCGCAGTACGCCTCCGGTGTGTCGAAACGGGAAGCGCTCCCATCCCAGGCGATCTCCGTGTACGCACGCGCCAACAGGATCGCCATGTCCTCGGGAAGATCGATCCCGAGCTCCGCGCACCGCTCGAGCAGAGCAAGGTCGGGGGGCGGCGGCAACATCGACTCGTCCACGATCTGCTCCTCACGCAGAGACAGGATCGTGGCGGTCGAGTAGGCGGGACCGCAGGCGAGAGCGACGCTGTCCAGGTGCGCCACCTGTCGCTGCACGATCCCGTCGTTGGTACGGCCCGACTTGATCGGCAGGAACTCTGCGGACACGCCGTCGTAGCCGCCGTTCAATACGAGCTCGCGAGCGGTCATCGCATCCGGCGTGTCGAGGAACTGGAACTCGCCCTCGTACCCGCTGGGAGTCTCTGTCAAGGTCTTGCCGGTGCCGACGATGCCGTATGTGCCAGGCTTTCGGCCACCGTTCTCGTCAAGCGCGTTGTGGTCGGAGCGGAGCCGGATCCGGTGCGCGTGAGGCACGTTGCGCGCGAACGCGCCCGGCATGAACTGCTCCTTGTACGGCTTGAAGTCGGGCGGATCGGCAACGTCCGCCACCTCGTCGAACGGGACGACGCGGACATGGATGGTGCGCCCGTCGCCCGCCTGTGCTTGGACGGCGAAGGTGCGGACGAGGATGTCGCGCCCGACCTTGGCCTCTTCCACAACTTCGGTCATCTAGCTCCTCCCGAGTCCGACCAGTCGCGGCTGTGGCGGCTGGTTCTGTTGGGCAGGCGACGCTCCCGCTGTGGGAGGTGCTGCCGGTGTCTGTGGATAGTCCTGAGATGCCGCAGCAGCCTGCGGGTCGTCAGCCTCGGTGGCGAACGGTCCTGCGGTGACGCCCTGCTCAAGATGCAGCGGCATGAACGTGTCGTTCGCGTCGAACCAGACCCACTGGCCTGACGGCAGCGCCTGCGAGGTGAACGCGTCTGCGATCCTCTTCGCGGTGGGGCGCAACTCGAAGCGCCACCACATCTCGCCCAGCATCCCTGGGTTCTGATAGGTCAGGCTCGCGTTGCCGCGACCGCCGCCGACCGTCAGGTTCAAGAGGATGGCGGGGATGCCGAAAGCGGCTGCGAGCGCAACCGCGTTGAAGTCCTGGTTCTCGAGCAGCGACAGATCCTTCGGGTTGAAGGACAACTGCTCGAAGTCGAGCTCCGGCGGCAGCACGGGAGGAGCGCCTGACCGGGCAGCAGTTCTTGCCTGCCACTGGGTCTGGATCGCTTCGGCCTGCGCCGAGTCCAGCTTCCGCTGCGACTTGAGCGCCACCTTCGGGATCCCTCCCGTGTTCACCTCGAGCGCCGCGTTGCCGGCGGCGAGCAGACCCCAGGCCAGCTGCGCGTAGGCGCGGATCGTCGGCGTGCCGTGCGCCTGGAAGGTTGCCTGCGCGCCGGGGTTCCGGTCGATCTGGATCACGTCCGCAGGGTCGAGAGTGTCGCCGCCCAGGATCTTGTACTCGCGCACGCCGTCCCGCCACAGCGGCTCACAGATGCGGGCCGGGATCGTCGTCCAGTTGCGCGGGAACCCGTTCGCGTACCGCTGCGTGATGTAGGCGAGCGCGTACCCCCAGCCGTACATGTCAGCGACGAGTGCGAAGATCGCGTCCGAGACACCATTCGGGTAGAAGAGCGGGTCAGGGTTGCAGACCCACATCGGCTCCGTCGCGTCCACGACGTTGGGTGCCTCGAAGCGCAGCGGCATCGACGCGATCTGCTGCGCGTTCATCTGGATGCAGCGGTTCGAGATCCAGGTCCGCTCCGCGAGCAGTCCGTTACCGGGCCAGAACATCTGGCCTGCGGCGTTGAGCCCGTTCTCCGTCCAGAAGTTCGGGATGATCGAATCCCAGAGGGACATGTTGGTGCCCTCGAGCGGTTCGACATCGCGCTCCAGCAGTTGCTCGCCACGCACCGGCCTGACTCCTCTGGTCATCCTCTCGAACAGGC